TTAGCAGTTGCATCCGTGGCAGAAAGATTAGCCCGTGAATATCTTGATGACGGAAAACTAACAATCGAAGAAATTAACGATGCCTTTAATCCGTTAAGCAAAAATCAAGATTATCTATCTAGTCCTTTGGACGACGAAGAGGATAAGTCAAAACCCAAACGCCAAAAGTAATCAGGATTGAATAGCCAACGATATTTTTAGCAACACCATCAACAAGAATCCAAGCAACAAACATTCCGAGCATTGTCCATATTTGACTTATCAGGTCATTTAAGAAGTCTTTCATTTCTGTCTCCTATATCCAACACTACCGATTGCGGTAGCCATTGTAGTCGTAGCGATATTGCCAACGATTGTCGCGGCAATAATTGTTTTACTTGCCTCTTCGCGTTCTTCAGGAGACATATCTGCTCCAAGGTTTCCGAGAGCGAAGAGAAGTTGTGCGGGGCTTTCAAAGACGGCTGTAAGAATATCTCCAGCAGAGGTAAGCAGTTCTAAAGCGACAGCGACTTCGGCTGTAATAACAACCTCGTTGCCATTCTCATCTTGACGAACTTCAACAGGTTGCTCGGCAGGTAAATCTTCCAAGGTTATTCCAGCCTCGGCGATTGACTCAACAGTCACCGCTTCACCGTTTGCTGATTCAATAAGTACATCCGCAACAAACTCTTTTTCAGCAGAAGTAAACTTTCCATCTTGAGAAAGAGTTTCTGAAAGATTATTAACCTCGGCTTGAGTTATCTTTCCATCAGCATTAAGCACAGAAACAACAAGGTTTTTCTCGGCTGTATTTAGAGAGCCGCTTTCGCTTAAAGTTTTAATCAAGGCAGTTGCTTCGGCTTGGCTGACCTTGCCATCTTCCATCAATGAATCAACTACCGCTTCAACATCGGCGGGTGTAATCTTTCCATCTTCAGTAATGTCATTTACTAATGCGGAGGTTTCAGATGATTCTATGGACGGACTTTTTGGCGATGGGTCTACTGGCGTCGGTGCTACTGGGGCTTCGATTGGTGGTTCCTCGGCAGGAACTTCCTCGACAGGTGGCTCGATTGGTTCGGGCGCTGGAGGTTCTGATGGTTCTTCTACTGGTGGCAATGGTTCTAGTGGCACGGGGTCAATAGGTGGTAGTGGTTCGGGTATGGGATTTATCGGGGCAGTATCCGTTGGGGGTTCAACGGGTTCAGGCGCAGGTGGTTCAACGGGCTGAGGAGTTGGCTCAGGAACGGGGAGCGGTTGCGGTTCAGGGGCAGGTTCGATTGGCGTTACAGGATTTGGATTTGGCGCAGGTTCAGGGGACGGAATGGGAGTGGGTTCAGGAACAGGAACAGGTTCAGGTTGTGGAATTGGAACGGGAGTCGGCTCTACCGCGGGGGTACCGTTTGGATTCGGAACAGGGGTTGGTTCGGGATTGGGAATCGGTTCAGGTTGCGGAGATGGAGTTGGGCTAGGTGTTGGAGATGGTGAAGGTTCGGGTGTAGGTTGCGGAGTTGGTGTTGGTTCAACGGAAGGAGATGGTGATGGCGAAGGTGTGGGTTCAGTTGTGGACGGCGAAGGTTGCGGGGTCGGTTCAGGTTGAGGAGTCGGAGTTACGGAAGGTTCAGGGCTTGGAGATGGTGAAGCCGTTGGTTCCGATGTTGGTTGAGGTGTCGGAGAAGGAGTGGGCGATGGTTCCGACGGTGTTGGTGAAGGACTCGCCGTTGGTTCAGGTGACGGACTCGGAGAAGGCTCAGGACTTGCAGTTGGCTGAGGCGATGGTTGAGGTGTTGGAGCCGTGGCGGGACTAGGTGAAGGTGATGAAGAAGGTGTTGGTTCTGTTGTTGGTGTCGGTGTTGGGGACGGTTGGGGCGTTGCTGTTTCTGAAGGAGATGGTGTCGGTGTTGGAGTCGGAGTTGGACTTGGAGCAGGAGAACTAACAGAAACACTAAAAATTGGTCCGTACCATCCAGCCCAAAAACCATTATCGATTCCCGATACAGAAATTGTTAATTGACCCGAAACAACAGCGCTCGCACTTATCTGCTCTATCGCATTGCCACTAAAACTTTGACCGTTAATTGAGACGCTCCAGTTATCCGCAATAGGAGTGCAACTACCGATGCAGTTTGCGATTGTGTTATTGATTGCAACTGTGACAGTTGAGCCGTCGGTAACAGTCGTCGTGTAAGAGGCGTTACCGCCCCGATAGTCAAATTGAATTGAGTTGCCTGAGACATTGCCATTGACCACCGATTGCCAAGACTCGTTGGCGCTGGCTGAGTCGGTAGGCAGAAAAGTCCACCAAAAAACCAGCGAGCAGATGGCGAGGATACGGGCTAGGCGCATTTTGACCCTTAGAACAGGGGTCACGGGGACACGGGGACACGAACTAGGGCTAATTGTACCTTGAGCGATATTCATGCTAAACTGGGGTTGTAAATGAGAGGAGTAAACATGAAGGTGACAAAAGGAAACATCTCCAAGGCTTTAATCAAGGCTAACATTTCAAAGTCAGTCGTCAGCCGTGGAAGAGTTTGCTCAGGCATGACTGAGGGTTTTGATTACATTGAGGAATCTGAATCATCGATTTTTATTGGCTACACAAAGAGGTCAAGTAGTTACCAAAAGTATGAAATTTGGTCTCCAATCAGGGAAGCACAGATTCAAAAGATTGCACAGGTTTTAGTTGAAGCAGGATTCAAGGTTCAATTCAAAGAATCTTATGTGGAGGTATCAAAGTGAGTGTGACAAAAGAGTTCGCAGTCAAGATTGATACAGAGTTATCATCTTGGTACAACAAGCGTTGGGATTTAATCAGCAAACTAGAGAGTGCTGAAGATTCAGTTAAGTTTTACGAAAAGTATTACCCAACTTCAGTAGAAAAGATTCAAGAATCTCTTGAGAAGGTTGCAAAGATTAAGTCAGAGATTGTCAAGGTCAATATCGAAATCAAAAAGTTAAATGCGATTTATGACCAAGACCCATGGACAAGAGCGTTCTTAGTTCTTGCCAGCAATGGTCATGTTCACAGTTCAATGGATTGCTCAACTTGTTTCCCAACTACTCGTTACAACTGGTTAATCCAGTACAGCAACGACGACGAGAAAACAATCGTTGAAGATGCTGGTCAAGATGCTTGCACAATTTGTTACCCAAGCGCTCCAGCAGAAGTTTTGAATCGTCCATCACGAATCGTCACAGCAGACAAAGTTGCTAAGGCTCAAGCAAAAGCAGAGCGCGACGCAAAGAAGGCTGAGCGAATTGCTAAAGAAAAGGCAAACGCTCCAACAAAGAGCGGTGAGTTCCTTTACTTCAAAGATGGAAAGTACACAGAGGTAATCAAGACAGAGCGCTCAGCGGTTACAGAGTGGTTCAACCTTCAATGGAAAAGAGAAGTGGTCACTCACTACTACGACGGCAGACCACACAGCGCTGAATCAATCTTGGAGCAAGAGCAAGAGATTGCTAAAGCCAAAGAAAAGGCGGACATCATCTGCCAAAGTCTTGCAGAGAAGAACGGCGTGTCATTTGACCAGCAGTTGAAAATACTTCAGAATAAGTACAAGAAGAGGGGGAACCAATGAACCAAGTAGAAGAATTGATGGCAAAGATGGTCGCTGAATATAGCGAGCCACTTAATCCAGCCCTGCTTCCATACTTAGAAACTAGCGATGCTGGTTGGGCAATGTTGCGTCACCCACTTGTTTATCAGGTGCCATTCTTTTCAAACGGTAGCGCCAATGCTTATTACGAGCAAAAATCCAAGGCGGTAGAGCAAGCGTTAGAAAACAAAAACTACAAGCAGTTTGTGTGGTTATTTGAGCGCCCATATCGAGTCGATGCTTTCATCAAGATTGCCGACAAGTTGAGCGATACTGATTACTGGAGACTTCTCAGCGATATATGGATTGATACTGAAAACCAGTACGCATATATCAACGCTTGGAAAAAGTTGTTGGCTTCAAAGCGTTCGAATCGTCATTACATGATGACCGAGGAAGAGGACAACCTCTTGCGCTCCCTTCCTGATGAGGTGACTATCTATCGTGGATGCCAAAAAGGGTTAAACGAAAACGGATTATCGTGGACGCTTAACAAACCCAAAGCACAATTTTTTGCCAATCGATTTGGCAAGAAAGGAATCATCTTGGAGAGGAAGATTCCAAAGTCAGACATCGTGGCAGTTCTTACAGGTCGCGGTGAGTACGAAGTTATATGGGAGGAGAAAAAATGAAATGTTTTACTTGCGGTAGCGAGTTAAGACTGACAATGGTTAAAGGAAAAACTTATTGCTTCAGATGTGAGGCTGATGCTTCAATGGAGCAGTACGGATTAGTTCGACCAAAGAAAGAGAGGACAGCATGAACGAGACAAGTTATATCGAGCGAGTATGTTTGAGAAAAGGAATCCGCTTGAGCGCCAAGGGTCGTAAGTGGGCTGAGAACGCTGAGGGCATTGCCTTTGTATTTTTTATCCTGCTTGCTTTCGGGGTTGTGGGGTCAATAGAGAGTGGGAAGTGGTTCGGATGAATCTACTATCACGCCTAGGGCGGAACAAGCCTCTACGGGTCTCTGAAGGCTCATTAAGGGCAATTCGGCGAGCGCAGTTGTATAAGGTGCTATCTGAAGAGGCTGATAAGCGACGCGCCCAAAAGAAGGCTCAAGAGTTCAAGTTGAATTCTTAACCCCAGTAGGGTATACTGGTTTTGTAACCAAGAGAGGGGATACAAAATGACACAGATAGACATTCATGCAGAAAGCAATCGCATCATTGGCTTGTATGTTGCCAAGCAAGAGGCTGAAGCAAAAAAGGCAAAGAAGGCACTTACAAAGACAGAGTGCAAGAAAATTTATGTCGAGGCATACGAGGCTGGTCTTGCGGCTGGCAAAGATGCAGATACTCCAAAGTTTGTAGTTGGTTCTCCAACTACTCCACTTGGGAGCGACATTGATTTCAACAAGAAAACTTACATCCTTGACGGTCTTTGCGGATTCGCTTGGGTAAACATTTCTCCAGCGCGAGGTGCGTTTGTGAATTGGTTAAAGTCTCAAGGTATTGGTAGCAAAGGTTATTACGGTGGATACGAGATTTGGGTTCGTGAATTCGGACAGAGCGTAGACCGTAAATATGCTTTCGCTCAAGCCTTCGCTGAGGTTCTTGGAAAGTACGGAATCGAAGCGAGCGCTGGAAGTCGCCTTGACTAAATAGCAAAACAGAATTCATCCCGTCGGTCTCTTCTTAGATTGGCGGGATGAACCTTACTATCCGTCGGGTATCATTTCCGACGGGTACCCATAGTCGGTGGCGTTGTAGCGCTGTTGCGCGTCCGTCCTCTCTCTAGCGTGACTGTATTGCTCCGCCACCGACGCTCAACTATTGACAGTCATTCATCTCTATGATGTACCCTTAAATCAGGTTCGCAAAACACCTACTAGCCAAAGTGAGGTCAGTCCGATACTGACAACATAGAAGCGTTACAACCAGTAACGATTAAGTGTTCACTCCTAACAATGGAGGAATATGCGATTCTATGAAAACATCTTCAAACCAATTCCAAGCATCATCTTTGTTCTTGGAATTATCATTATCAATCCGTTCCACATTCCACCTGACCCAGTAGCGCAAGCAAGTGAAATACCAGTAATGAAACCAATACTGGTCGAGCGCACACCCGAAGCATCCAAAGAGTTCGCTCAAAAGCGTCTCGATGCTTACGGTTGGGATACACCTACGCAATGGGAATGTCTCCTATCGCTGTGGACTAAGGAATCAAACTGGCGCCCTAATGCGTATAACAAACAACCCGTATACCAAAATGGAGAAAAACTTCACGCTGGCGGAATCCCACAAATACTTGGACTAAATCCTGACCTTACGGTGGAGGTACAAGTAGAGCGCGGACTCATCTATATCGAATCTCGATATTCGAATCCCTGCTCGGCGTGGCGCTTTTGGGAAAGAAATTTTTGGTACTAACCTCCCTGAATGGGAAATCAAGAAGAACATAAGAAACCTTCAGCAATAGACGATGCGCTCGCCGAAATCGGGCGCATCGCCTTTGTTGAACCAGCAATTTGTACAGGATGGGTTCTCGTATCCGAATGGATGGGAGAGGGCGACAAAGATTATTGGACGCTCACACTTGCTGATGACCAAAATCCTGATTGGCGTCATCTTGGATTAGTTCATCATGGATTGAAAAACTGGGAGGGGAATGATGATGTCGGACTCAGAGATAAACCAAGCCAAGATTGAAGAAGAAAGATTGCAACTGCTCAACGATTTAATTAGGGAGCGATTTGGAGAATGGGCGACACGCAAAGATGTCCCAATCACGAATAATCAAGAAGTCTCAAGATAACATTTATACATGGGTTCATTTGCATCTAAGGCGCCGTGCCGTGAAGCCGACCCTTGGCTCTTTGACCAATTCAATTTAGATTTAGTACAACCAGCACTTAACTATTGTTCCCGATGTATTTTTTGGGAAGAGTGTGAATCTCTAGTACAGCCTAAGCCTAGTTTTTATGATGGAGTAGTTGCTGGCAAAGTATGGCGCAATGGGCGAATTTTGGCTAAGTTAGATGCCACTTCCCCTAATCGTTTGATTGTCGGAGAGGAGCCTGATGAAGAAAATTTTGATGCCTTGGAATTTCGAGGGAGCGAGTTGTTGGGGGATAGAAACGAATTATTTTTTTCCCGAGAAGAATCAGATAACCGAGGAGAACAAACAAGTAAAGAAGATTTGTGATGGATGCTACTGGACAGAAGAATGTCTGACCTATGCGTTACATTACAAAGTAGTCGGCATTTGGGGTGGAAAATCTAATAAAGAGCGCGACAAGATAAGAAAAAAACTAAACATAATCGCCAAACCAATAACGAACGAAAGGTATGTAGCATGAGCGCACCAATAACAATCACAGGAAATATAGTTAATGACCCTGAACTAAGATTTACTCCTAACGGTAAAGCCTTAGCAACATTTACAGTCGTGACATCTAAGTCCAGCAAGAAACCTGATGGAACTTGGGACAATGTAGATACAACTTTTTGGGATGTAAAAGCATGGGGCAAGATTGCCGAGAATTGTGCAGATTCTTTGGGCAAAGGAATGTCAGTAATTGTTGTAGGTACTGCACTTCAAGAAAACTGGGACGATAAAGTTTCAGGGGCTAAACGCTCAAAGATTGTGGTCACCGCTTGGAATCTAGGCATCGACATGAAGCGCCACACGGTTGCTCAAGTAAGTTCACCTAACCGTGCAGAGAAGCCCAATACAAACTCACCTTCAGACCCTTGGAGTGCGCCTCTATCTGACATTGCGCCTTTCTAACCCTGATGTAGTATTATTGGGGTTGATAAACTCTCGAAAGGGGTTGTAAATGGCTTGGACTGATTTCTTCACAAAGGAATTAGCAGGTTCAAAAGTTGTTGTTGATTCGAATGGCAAACCATTTGTATCTCAAGAGATTGCTCTAAAAGAGTATGTTGAGATTGAATTAAACATCCAACAGGATGCGTTGCCATACAACATCTACTTTCGACGCTTCGATGCAATCGGTGGCGAACTAGAAAATCGTCTCTTTGCTCAAGTCGGCGATAGAGATTTGGCTTTGAAGTCTGCTTTAGGAATAACTAACAAAAGAATTAACTCTTTTGAATTTGTCCTAGATGGAGAATAAAAAGGCTAAATTCGCTTAACGGTATAATCGACGGGTGTACGATAACCTTTCACCCAATAGTGAAGGAGTCGTGTCTGTTTTAGGGGCTTTTGCCATTCAGACTCACGAATTATTTTCGGAGTTAGTAGAGGCAGGATTCAATCAAGAACAGGCAATAGCAATCGTCGTCGGATTAGCAACCAAAGAGTAGAGGGTTAAATGGCTGAGAAAATAACGCCTGATTTACAAGAGTTCGGCTCTACTGGTCTGCGTCGTTCAGGCGGAACGATATTTGAAGAATTTTTAGTAAACCTCCGCGGACAACGCGGTGCAAGAATATATCGAGAGATGGCGGACAACGACCCGACTATCGGCTCAATGTTATTCGCAATCGAGAAAGTTATTACTCGTCTTGAGTGGCGCGTAGACCCTTATTCAGATAATTCAAAAGACGGAGAAATTTCTCCCGAAGATAAAGAAGTAGCGGCGTTCGTAGAATCTTGTCTGCATGATATGAGCGAGTCTTGGGACTCTGCTTTATCTCAGATGCTTTCAATGTTGGTCTTTGGTTTCTCATTCCATGAAATTGTTTACAAAGTTCGTGAGGGTGATAGCAAAGACCCTCAGCGTAAATCTAAATTTAACGATGGTCGTATTGGTTGGCGCAAGATGCCTATTCGCGCCCAAGAAACATTATTCCGATGGATGATGGATGATGACGGCGGTATTCAAGGAATGGTTCAAGTAGACCCATCCTCGGGCGGTATCCACAATATCCCAATCGAAAAGGCTTTGTTATTCCGTACCAGTTCACAAAAGAATAACCCTGAAGGTCGTTCTCTTCTTCGTAACGCTTATCGCTCATGGTATTTCAAGCGCCGTATCGAAGAGATTGAAGCAATCGGTATTGAGCGTGACTTGGCTGGTTTGCCAGTTGCTTATGTACCACCTGAATTTCTTTCATCAACAGCAACAGCCGAGCAAGCCTCAGTATTAGCATCAATTCAAAACATCGTTACATCTATTAAGCGTAATGAGCAAGAGGGAATTGTTATGCCCTCTATGTATGACGACCAAGGACACAAAGTATTTGATTTAGTTCTTTTATCTTCAGGCGGTTCCCGTCAGTTTGATACAGACAAAGTTATCCAGCGCTATGACC